TTATGGCTATATCTAATTTTTTTGATTCGGCAGTTGGATTTGGGGCCAAGGGAGCACTTGGTGGTGGAGGCTTTGCTAGTGCCCCTAAAATTGGCGGTGGATTTGGTTCTTTAAATCCATCTATTGGATTTGGTTCAGAAGGTCCGTTAACTGGCGAACAGTTTGTCAGCCTCCCCAAAAAAAAGGGGATGTGGGATAAATTAAGCACCTTTAACAATTTGTTTGACAAAACCAAAGAGACTTCCAAGTGGCAAGATTATGCCAAAGAAAAACCATTTGGTGGGGAATGGAGTAAATCCGGTGCCGGCCAAGTGCTAGAAAATCTTGGTGTTGTTTATCCGCAACAACATAGTCCTATGTTCATTCCCGGCATGCCGGGCGAGTCTGGTAAAGGTGGTGCAATTGGTAAAGCAGCGGGACTTGCTGTTGGTCTTGCAGCCGCACCATTTACCGGTGGAGCAAGTCTGGGCGCCCTTCCGTTCTTGACTGGAGCTGGTGGAACAATTGGCGGTGTTTTTGATTAATTAGCTTTAAAATAAAACTCAAAGAGACAAACAAAAATGTTAGCTGCAGCGGCACTGCCTCTTATTGGTGCAACTTTAGGCGGTATTCAAGGGTACCAAAGAAGCGGTGGAGACCTCGGCACGGCAGCCCTGTCGGCCGGCATAGGTGCAGTAGGTGGTAGATATTTGCCCATGCTAGGCCCTGCCGTTACCAGAATGGCTGGAACAGCACTCTCGCCTTTTCAAGGGAGTTCACTGGTGGCGGCCAATGCTTTGAGTAAAATCCCAGGTATTGGTAAAGCAGTTGAAGGCATGAGTTTAGCGCAAAAAGCGGCTTTGGGATCAAAAATTAGTCGAGTTGCGGGTCTCGCCACGCCCGCCGCTTTGGCTGGAGCAGGAACTGTTGCTGGTATTGCAGGCACCCTAGCCTTACCAGGGCTTGCCAGTGGTGCTGCCGACCTTATTTCTGGACCGGCTCGAGCTGCAACTGGAGGAATCGCTCAAGTAGGCCAACAAGGTCTTGGGATGGCAGCATCTCAACGTTACGCCTCTAACTACGGAGCCAATCTTCCTCCGGGTGTGCCCGTAATTGATCAATATGGTGGCATCACCCCATCAGGACTGCCTGGAGAAGTGTTAGGTTTACCCGGTCTTGGTCGTACCTTGGAATCCCAGCGAGAGGGGCGTGTGACGGCGGAAAATATGCAACGCTATGGAGACGTTGAACTTGCATTCCGCGAAGCTGCTGCTCGCAAAGACTTTGAACGCCAAGCAGCAATGAAGGGCATCGGTCAAAATATTGCGACCAATGCGGCAATGATTCAAAATGCTCAAATTGGCGCACAAAACCTAGGCCAAACCTTTGGCACTGGTATTACCAATGCCTTGGGAACTGTTTATCAGTACCAGTAAAATGCCTGAATTTGACTTTAATCCACGAGGGACGGAGAGATTATTTAACCCGTCTGCCGCTTTCGGGGTTCAACGTCCTTATTTAGACGCAAAACCATCCTATAAAGGGGTAAAGCCAGCTGATGCCAATCAAACGGGATTTACTCCAAAATTGCCGTACCCTACAGTTGGTATTGATTTTGCAACCGGTAAGACAATAGATCTTCAGAATTTTTTTCAAGCTCCAGAGTATAAAGCGGATCTTGGCAAAAATACACCTGCATTAAGCCCAGATTGGCGGGAAAAGGTTGCCGCCGAAGTAGAGCTCGCAAGCGCTCTTCAACCATTATATTTAGAACGTGCCAAAGCCGCCGCAAAGATGCAGGCTGAGCTCTCAGATGAACAGATTCGACAACTTTATCCGCTTTTGAGTGCCGCTCAACAGCAGTCGGTTGCTCTCAATTTAGGCGCAAGCAAGGCATTCAGGGCTTTTAAAGAGCAAATGCCCTCCAGCGTTCAAGACATTATGGCGTCTAAACAAAATCAAATGTATACTGCTGCAACCGGTGAAGCAGAACGTCAACGCGCCACGGCCGCTCAACAAGAAGCCGCTAAGCGTTTTGCCGGTAGCTTCTCCGGTCAGTACATTCAGGTTGCCTGAAATAAACAGCGTTAAACTGAACACAGCGAGTTGTTAATCATGGGCGGATCACCACCACCTCCTCCTCCGACAATTGTATATTCGCCGCCCCCGCCGCCTCCTTCGGCTCCTACCCAGGTTCCGACTCAGTCGCTGCAAACTCAAACGGCGCTGAACGAGGTAAGTGGCGCCCAACAGCGTCTCAACATGGAGTTAGGCGCTCAACTGGATCGCACCAACGCCGAGTTTTTTGCTGGCCAGGACATCCGACGGACGCAAGCTGCTGGTGCCGAACAGCGCTTATCGACTGGTAAGGCCGGAGAAGAAGAGCGAGCAACCCGCGTTACTGCTGGTGAACAAGAGCGGCTGGGTATCGGCGCTACCGGTGAGCAGTATCGTTTAGGGCTTGAGACTGCCGGTAAAGAGCAACGGACCACCGACTTGCAGCAAGAGATGTTCCGGCGCTATAAAGAGAACAGAGATTACGAGCAGGCTCAACAGCAGTACCGAACATGAAAGACTGGATTCAAGGTTTAACTGATAAAGACCGCGAATCCTTTCTTACATTCTGCAAACGGACAAACTCTCCAATCCAGATGTACCTGTATTCCCGTTTTCTCGGGTTTACAGGCAGCATCGTGGAGTGCGATGAGTGGTCAAAAAAAGAATATAAAAAGAGAGATTTTAATGGTTTGTTGGAAATGGAGATTGACTCCATGCAACAGGATATTGCCAAGTTGAGAGAAGCCATTGACATGGGGATGGTGAAGCAAGATATGGGTACTTCTCGCATCGCCATGATGCAGAAAGAGCTGCGTGGATCCATCAAACAGCTGAACGATGAGAAGATCCTCCTAGATAAACAAGGTTTAATTCTTGCTGGTGCAGACCGAGCTTTGCGGGAGATGCTTTCTATCTTCCGTGACGACCCGATCGAAGGCCCGCTCCAGGAAGCATCGATGGGCGTGTGGACCAAGATTCTGCAGGAAGAGTCTTAAAAAATTAGTACGCTATGCTACGGGCATGGCAGGTACGAATCTTTACAGCGTCTATCGGCGCACGGCTAGGGCTGCAGCCCAGAAACGAGTTGTTAAGCATTCCTCTACCGTTGATGTAAATCGAGCTCGTACTGATTTTGCTTATTTTTGTGAGGTTGTCGGTGACAAACCACCCGCCGCGCATCATAAAGAATGGCATCAATATCTTTGCACCGGCGAGGATAGCGAGTGTTTAGTTGGAATCGCTGGGCCAAACGTTGATATTCTCGCTCCTCGTGGTTCGGCCAAATCTACGGTTTTGGGTTTATTTACGGCTTGGGCCATTGGAATACATGCTCTCGCCAAAAAACCTCTAAAAATTCTCTACATCTCATATACCGTTGATGTCGCTAGACCAAAGAGCGCAGCAATTAAACGCATCATCGAAGAAAGTAAAACATATTCAGAAGTTTTTCCAACTGTAAAAATTGCAAAGGGCATCAACTCTAACGAGTACTGGAGTATTGACTGGAAGTTTGCCGGAATTAAGTCGACGGGTGAGGAAGAGTTCACTGTTTGCTGTGCTGGTTTGAAGGGCGCCGTGACATCGAAGCGTTCACATCTTTGTATCATCGATGATGCTATTAAGTCTGCTGATGATATTAAAAACCGTGACATCCGTGTAGCCATGGAAGATAACTGGAACTCAGTTATTGTTCCGACGATGTTTGAAGGTGGCCGAGCAATCTGCCTGGGAACTCGTTTCCGCCACGATGATATTCACAACAGCACGTTTATTCCCGCCAATGATTGGATTCAGATCGTTCAGTCTGCAATCACTGTCGATACAGAGGGGGAAGAAATTTCATATTGGCCTGCGCTTTGGTCCCTGGAGTATTTACAAGACCGCCGTCGACAAGCCCCGATTGCTTTTAGCTTCCAATATCAGAATCAAATTGTCCAAACCAGTGAGTTGTCTTTATCTCCTGATTTGATTGTTAAAGGGACAATCGGTACTCAGTTTGATTCTCTCGGCGTTGGTGTTGATTTGTCTGCTGGTATTCGAGAGCAGAATGACTATACCGTTTTTGTGATGGGAGGTCGAGTGGGGCAAAAGATC